GTGTTGAGTATGTAATGACAAATCCAGGAATGCTTGGACTTAAAGGATCAGAGTATGCATTAGAGTATGCCGAAGATGACAAGCCAATTATTGTAAGATTGTATGAAGAAGAAGATGGCACTTGGGAAGAGACTGAAGAAGTTGTGTACCAAAGAATGTCTGAAGTTGTAAAGATTGACTCACTTTCTGTAGCAGTAGATCTAGTTGTTGAAATGGGTTCAAGTGGCTCTGGTATTCCAGAATACACTCCAGAAGTTGCTATGGCAATGTATGACTCATCAATTGGTAAAGCAAAGAAACCAAACTATGCAGACATGTTAGATCGCCCTGGAGATTCAGAGCCATCAAACATGGAACTATACAATAGAATTAAGCAAGAAGCAAGATCAAAGTTTGACGTTTATCCATCTGCAGTTGCTAATGCTTGGGTAGTTGCAGAGTACAAGCGTCGTGGTGGAACATATAAGTCTAATAAGTCTATCTGGAATGGATCATTTGATCCTAGAGGTTTATAATGCCAAAGAAAAAAGCACAATCATTTAATGCAACACAAATCAAAGATGGAAAGATTGTACGTATGAATAAAAACGGTACGGTTAAATCTATTATTGGTCCATACGAAGTGAAGCATCCAAAGAAGGATAAGTAATGGCAGATACATATACACCTAATGCTGGTATGAAGGCTGCTGCACGTCGTGCTTTGAAGTGGAAAGAAGATGGCAAGGCAACTGGTGCAGGAACTCCTGTAGGTTGGGGAAGAGCAACAGATATTGTCAATGGTGCATCAATGTCTCTTGATACAGTTAAGAGAATGTATTCATTTTTTTCTCGTCATGAAGTAGATAAAAAAGGAAAAGGCTTCTTTGATGGTCCAGAGTTTCCATCTAATGGAAGAATTATGTGGGATGCTTGGGGTGGCGATGCAGGTTTTGCATGGAGCCGTTCCATAGTTGAGCGTGAAAAAAATAAAACAGAAAAGGCTTGGCAAGGCAGTCCATTTAGTTTTAAGGGGTAATTATGGAGTATCTCATAATTATGGGCTTGACATTGACTGTCTTTTGCTCTATAATTATAATAATAACTAAAAAAGAAAAAAAATCTTTTAATAAAATTGTATATAAACAAAGTGATATGCATAATATGTTAAAAGATTTTTTCTTTAAAGATATAGATAATGACAAAGTTTTTACTTCTCAATCCAAGATATGGAAAGAGAAACAAACTACTAAAGTTGTTATACTAGATCAAAAAGCATATTGGATATCAAATAATATTTTTTATGTTGGTGAAGCAGTTGATGGAAAAGTAAAACCAGAAACTGGACAACCATTAGATACATCAAATATGTCAAAAAGAGAAATAGATAAGATGTTGTTCATCCTGGATAACTTAAAGAATGGGAAAATAAATGATAGTGGCAGTGCAGGGAACTAATGAGTTTGATGACTATAATCTATTCCTTCGTGCTATAAGTGTTGCTTTATCTGGAATGAAAGAAGAAGAAAAAGATTTTATAATCTATTCTGTTGGTCCAACAAGAGTTAATTCTTTTGTTTCAGAGTTTTCAAACCTATCAGAGCGAGGAATGAAAGCCAGAGGTCGTAAGATAAAGTTTTATAAAGTTCCAGAAAGTTGGGTATATGAAAACATGGAACAAGTAAACTATTTTGCATTTCTTAGCAAACCAAAAGAGTCGGTATCAAAACTAACAACTTTTGCAGAATCAAAAAATGTAGAAGTAGGAATATTCCGTTACTAATAGAAAGAAATATTATGATAATTAATTCATTAACACACATGGAAAAAATTGTTTCAAAGCATAAAGAATTGTCTTGGGTAGGCTGGGAAGTAGTAGAGCGTAAAAGATCAGACCTTGCAAGAACATCTCCAAGTGGTGTACGTGTAAATAATGTATGGTACATACAAAAAACCTTTAACCTTAATCGTAATGGTTGGGATATTCCAAACAAATATGGTCAGTAATGAAGCAGCATATATGGAAAGATAGTGCTGCATGTTTGGGATTAGATACAAATATATTCTTTGATAAATATGAAGAAGATATTGATACTCGCCCAATAGTAGATTCAATATGCCAAAGATGTCCTGTTTCAAAAACATGTTTCGCTGTAGGAGTTTCTGGTAAAGAGTATGGTGTTTGGGGTGGTGTATTTCTTGAACTAGGAAATATATCTAGAGAGTTTAATAGACATAAAACAAAGCAAGACTGGGCCAATACCTGGCAAGCATTGACAATGGAGAAATAATGGCAGACGATAAATTTTATACTAATTTACATAAATTTTTTGGTAAAGATAATATTAAATTTTTAAATCATGGTTATTATCCGTCATATAGTGATATAAAGCCAGAGCATATTGAATTTAAAAACCAATTGAGTTTATACTTATTTCTTTTTGATGAAATACAAACATCTGGGCATTCTATTTTGGAAATAGGTTGTGGAAGAGGCGGTGGAATAGACGCACTTGCAGAATATTTTAATTTTAAAGACATAAGTGCTTGTGATCTTAATAAAGAGGCAATCAAATTTTGTAAAAAAACTCATAAAAATAAAATAAAGTTTAAAAAATGCAGTGCTGAAAAATTAAAATATCCAAATAACTCTTTTGATATAATAATTAATGTTGAATCATCTCATTGTTATCAAAATCCAGAATTGTTCTTTAATGAAGTAAGAAGGGTTTTAAAGCCAAATGGTATTTTTTTATATACGGATACTGGTGCTACAATTTTAAATTTTCAAAATCAAAATGATAAATTTAAAATTATTAGAGGTAAAAATATAACAAAAAACATTGCAGATTCTTGTAAAGATGATATTGAAAATTTTAAAAAAATAAAAATAGAAGAAAAAAGTAGACAATTTCTTATTAATCTTACTAAGGACAAATACAAAGTATATAATTCTGGAGAAAATCAATATATATATTATGCATGTACAAACAGTGAGGAATGGTTTAAAAAATAATGTATACAGATCAAATGCGTAGGGCCTTTCACTCTGTAGTGCCTCCAAAAGGATTCGCCATAGAGTTAATTGATAATGAGCATTTTTTAACTATTAAATTAAACGAACATAAGTTTGCAAAAATGATTCATGATGACAAGATACAGGCTCTTCAATATGTTCTAAATCTAAAAAAGGCGTTAGAAATGGAAGGCGCAATTGTCTTGGTTACAAGAGAGGCAATAAAGTGAATATCTTTATATCAATTGCATCTTATCGTGACCCAGAACTAAAGTGGACAATAAAGAGCGCAATTGATAATGCAAACAATCCAGAGAATTTATATTTTGGTGTTATATACCAAGGTATTGAATCAGAAATGCCTGATTTATCTTATGTAAAAAACTTATCTATTACTAAGATGCACCCAAAAGAAGCAAGGGGTGCTGGGTTTGCAAGATCAAAGGCTATGGAATTATACTCTGGTCAAGAACTTTTCTTGCAGGTTGATTCTCATACAAGGTTTCAGCAAGGTTGGGACGTTATTGCAATAGATCAACTTAGTAGGGCTAAGAATATATCTGGTCATAATAATGTTATACTTTCATATTTCCCTGCACCTTTTGACCCTGAAAGAAATGGCGGTATGCACTTGATTAAAAATAATCCAAAGATCAAACCATATCCAACAAGACAAAAGTTATCACTAAATAAAAGAAAACAATGGACAGCAGAAAGATTTGAGTTTGAAAGTAAAACAAAAGAAAATCCAGAACTATCTCAGACAGTTCTTGGAGGCTTTATGTTTTCAGATGCATCAATAATAAATGAAGTTCCTTATGATCCAGAGATTAGTTTCTTTGGTGAAGAAGTATGTTTTGCAATGAGGGCTTGGACTAGAGGATGGGACATATACTCTCCTTCAAAAAATATAGTCTATCATTTTTACTCTCGTGGTGGATATGATAAGATCTGGAAAGATAGAAATCTCAGAGGAATATCTTGGAAAGAGATAGAAGAGATTTCATATAAAAAACAAAAAAGGGTTCTTTGTGGTGAAGAAAAAGGAGTTTTTGGTGCTGGAGATGTTCGTTCTATTAATGAGTATGAACAGTTTGTTGGAGTAAATTTTAAAGATTTTTATAGTTTGACAAACCTGTAATCAATTGGTACAATTAAGAAATACAAAGGGGTAAGATGAAAGATATTATTATTATTGTTTTAGCAACGCTTTCTATTTGCTTTGCCATTTCCTATACATTTCTTTTTATTAAGGTAGTCAAACTAAAAAAGAGTTTATCAAAACTGTTTATTGAAAAAACCTTATTACAAGAATACATAGAGTCAACCAGATCAATAATAGATGAAAAGAATTTTGAAGATTCAGTACATAAAGAAAACTTTATTAAGTTTCTTTCTGATTCTCGTGACTGGGCATATAAGTATATTGAAGATGTTCAAGAAGGATTGCTAAAGTTTGTCAATGCTATAGAGCCAGAGATTTCATACTTTGATGAATATGGAGAGGTTGGGTCAGCATATCCACACTACCATTCAATAAAAAAAATATCGCAAGAGTATAAAGAGTTAAAAAAACTATTACCAGTAGAAGGTGAACAATGAAAGACATATTGCTTTCAGTATTAACAGGTTTTGGATGTGGCTTGGTATTTGCTGCATTCAAATTACCAGTCCCAGCACCACCAGTTTTTGCGGGAGTCGCAGGAATTATTGGTCTATGGGCTGGATATGCTATACTAATTAAGGTTCTATCCTAGGAGGAAAAATGAACACAGAACAACTAAAGGCAGTGCTTGCATCATACGGACGATCAGTCCTTGCATCAGGTCTTGCATTGTATATGGCAGGAGTAACAGATCCAAAGGATCTATGGACAGCACTTGTTGCTGCAGTTGCACCCGTAGCAATTAGAGCAATCAATCCTAATGACAAGGCGTTTGGCGTATTGCCAGATGCTAAGGAAGTAGAGAAGGCTCTTAAGTCTGCTAAGGCACCTGTTAAGAAGAAGGCTGCTGTTAAGAAGGCTGCTCCAAAGAAGTAACATTTACTTACAGAATTGCCAGTCTAGAAATAGGCTGGCTTTTTTGTTTTATAAATTAATTAAATCAATATACTTTTGTTTTAGTGAGTCTATTGAAAAGTTACTGTTACCAAGATCAAATGCTTTATTTTTTAAGTTGGGTATATCTAGATCATAATAATCATCAACTAACTTAGCAAGCATTTTAGCATCTCCATTATAAACATCAAGCATTGTTCTAGTTTGCAGTTGATCAATTTTTGTAGATTCAAATAGCCAGTCAGATGGCAGCACCTTATTGTTTGGAGATATGTCAGTCATGAAAACAGGCAGGGCACTGATCAGAGCCTCATTCATAGGAAGACATAGCCCAGCATACCTTCTAGGCAGAATCATAGCGTCAAACCCCTCATAGAGGCTCTGGTGGCTATCTGGGCTTGAGGCATCAATGGTTAATCTTGGGTCATTAGATTTTATGTCTAACTGGCTCTGGGTTTTTATTACTAATTCGTAATCACCACTAGAATAATTAAGCATTTCAATTACTGTGTTAGTACCGTTTCTATCTTTGACTGCAGCCTTACCAGCAATGTGTAATAATCTTTTGTGTGTTTTGCTTTTATTTATTTTTCTTGCTTGAGAGAATAAATTAATGTCAGTTGGTGGCGGTAGGTGGACAACACTTGTCTTATCTCCAAACTTATCAACAACATCTTCAAAATTCCATAGGCTAGGGGCAACAAGAACATCTGGCAATGTTTGGTTAGGGTTTGCTAAGTAATCTAAAAACTCATAGTTATATTGCAGAATTGTCTTTATTCCACGTTTTTTTGCAAGATCAACGAACTTTGGATTATAAAATAGTTCACAACTAATAACCACATCAATGTCGGTTAAAAATTTTAAAATCTCATCTGTAGTTGGAAATCCTTTTATTGTAGTTTGACAGTTATATCCTTCGTACCACTCAGGATGTTGCTTGTTTTGATTAAAAAACCTTGAGTTAATAAGCATAATCTTATCAGGATTAAGCATGTTTACTAATTCTCTTGTTTGATTTCCAAGACCAGTATTATCTGATCTTGCAATAATTCCTAGTCTCATAAATCCATTTCTTTGTATAATTGCTTTAATCCTTTTAGTGTTCCAATATCCATATACTTTCCACCAGGTCTTACCGCTCTTATATTAGAACCTTCTAGTAGCCATTCTTTTAGTTGTTTTCCAGGGTGCTCTAATGATGGATCTAAATATCTAATCATATTTTTTCTAAACATCATCGTGCCCCACATGTCTGGGTAATTACAATTCTCTGCTTTATCTTCAGATTCAATTACCTTGTCT